CATTTACCTGCTATAGCGCATATAGTTAAGCTTGTCTGTAAAGAATACGATATAAAATACGTATGTTCTCCTACTATTTGGAATGCTTACTGGTCTGCTATTAAAAATCTAGTCATCATAAATAAATAATTTAATCAATTAAATAATTTAATTATTCGTCTATTATATATACTTTAGATGAAAGTAGGTTCAACCTGTAAAGTAGCTACAGATTGTAATAATAGAAATTGTGTAAAAGGTAAATGTACGCGTAAAAATGCTAAGAAATCAAAAGCAGTAGTCAAGAAAGCAAGCATCAAGAAAGCAAGCATTAAAAATAAACTTACAAATGGCAAAATAGGATCAACGTGTCAAGTACCAACAGATTGTAATAATAGAAATTGCATTGATAATAAGTGTACACGTAAAAATGCTAAGAAACCAAAAGCAAGTGTCAAAAAAACAAAAAGCAAAACATTAAAGGTTAATAGCGTTTCTAAAAAATCGCCTGTATTAATTATAAAATCACCTCCAAAACATTATCAAGGAGAATATTTTTTAGTACCAAATACAATTGATTTACTTAAAATGGAAACAGATTTAAAAGAAGTCGGAATATCTAAAGGGTCATTTTACTTCGATCCTTGTTATTTTTTAAATAACTTCAAGAAACTTATTAACAAACCTGAATTAATAAAATATAAAGGAAAAGAATATGAATTGTTGCCTATAATATACCCAAAAAATAAAGCCTATCGCGAAAAAGAATATATAACAGGCACAATGAAAAGTATGCAAAAATTCAAAAATCAAATGAAGAATTCGTATCTTAGCAAAGACATAAATTTAAGTGTTTGTTTTGATAGTAAATGTTTTTTAGGTGAAGGCTCATTTGGCAGTGTTTATAAATCCAAAATAAATGATAGAAATATAGTTATTAAAGAACCAAAACATGTTGGTTCTGAAGAAAATAATGAAGTATTTGAAGAAAATATGGTCCAAAGTGAGTTATTCTGTGGATTAAGAGGTAACTGGGCAAGTGGAGCAAGAATACCAAAAATTGAGTTTATGGCGAGATTATATATGCCTAATAAAAATATGAAAATTGTAACAGGAATAGAGCCATTAGACGGAGATTTATTTAATTTAGTTAGAAAAAAAATGTCTTCAATGACCCATAATGAAATAAACAAGATATTAAAAAGTTTATTAGTTCAAATATCTGAATTACTTGTTAAATTACAAGACAAATATGATTTTCATCACAGAGATTTACACGGTGGAAACATTATGTATAAAAAAATAGGCGATACCTATAGATGGTATATAATTGATTTTGGTATGTCTTATATGAAGGTTGGTGATAAAAAATATCATACTGATTATGTAGGTCCTTATGGAAGATTTACAGAAAATAATTTTTCTTATGATTTAAGAATGTTATTTCCATACGTATCTACTTTCTGTTCTCGCAGTTCACCTTCATATGTACAATTTTTTAGAGCAGTAACAGATAATTTATATATGAATTATCAAAAAAAAGGAATAAGAATGCGGGAAAATAAATGGCACACAACTTATGATACAATTAATTATAAAATGGATAGTGACCAGATAACTAATCCGCGTAAATTATTAGAAATTCTTAGAAATTCTTAGAAATTCTTAGAAATAATTAAAAGAACACGTCCATAAAAAGTAAGAAATATATAATTTGAATAATAATTTTTAATGATAAAATTGAAATCTTTATTAGTATTTATCTTTATCTAAGACAGATAAGCATAAATAAAAACAAATAGATATGTCCCGAGTTCCACTTAATTTAGTTGATGAGCTCAGAATGCTTAATGAAGAATACCGACGTTCAGCAGAGTGTAATGAACGACGACGTAAAGCGGAAATTAATAATTTCTTTCAAGGACTTACTAACAGATATCGTGAGAATTTAATCCGTAGTTTTAAGAAAGCAGCTTCTAAAGGATATCGAGTAACATATATTAATTATTTTAACCGAGAACACTTTAGAATGAATATTCCAAACACAGGTAATCCTAAATGGGTTTGTGATAAATGGTTGCGTGAATATATTTTACAAGAAGAATATTTTACAGGAATTACATGTGAAGTGTGGGAAAGTAGATCTAGTGGACCTTTCTTAACAACTGTTTTTAAATGGTAAATATAAAAATATACGATAAATATACGATAAATATACGATAAAATAAAAAATTGAAACTTTTTTACAGCAATATCAAATAGGCAGACACAAGATAAAACAGAGACAAGATAAAACAGAGACAAGATAAAACAGAGACAAGATAAAACAGAGACAAGATAAAACAGAGACAAGATAAAACAGAGACAAGATACAGCAAAATGGCAACCAAATTCAGCGCAGGTCACATCATCCCTATGGAACTCGTAAATCAAATCCTAATTACCCGCCCCATACACCCGACTGCTAAAATTATGAAGAATTCTATAAAAACAGTATGGTCTGCTTGGGACCACGAAAAGAAACTATTTTATGTACTGGATAACAAGATAGCTATATGTGTCTCCGGAAACCCGAGTATTTATGATGGAGAAGTGTGTGCATTGCATCCTGATGACAAATATGAGTTACCTTATGCAGACAGCGGTATTCAGGAACTAGAAATTGTCCTAGGGTCATACTATTCCTATAAATTAAATAAACATATCTAAAAATAACACAGAAAAACAAATAAAAACAAATAAAAATATAAAAACACAGAAAAATACAAAAATAACAAAAGCAAATAAAAATTGAAGTAAAACATTTTTTACCGTCTATTCAATTAAAACTATAAATTGACAGAATTGCAATATAAATATAATATGGACAGAATATTTACTCTTATATATGATATCCTAATATTTATTGGAGCCCTATATATAACGATTCATATAATTATAGGTGTAATTATAGGTGTAATTATTATGGCTATGGAAATAACTATGATACCACATAATTATTGCATGTGTCATAAGAATTGGGAATACGGAGAATTTATGAAAACAGAGGATCATTTTCTTGGATATGGAGGACGCACTAATTATATTCGCCCACAAATATGCATTAATTATTGTTAAAAACAGCACTTAAAAGAAAAACAAAACGTAAGCCTAAGAAAACCAGAAGAAGAAAATCAAATAAAAATTGAAATATTTTTTACTGTTTACATATTAACAAACAGAATGAATATATCTATTAAATTACCTACTATTATGACAAAGCGTAAATATTATAACAAGTTTCAACAATATACGTTAAATTCTTTATCTAATCTACCTACTATATCTACTCTACCTACTCTACCTACTCTACCTTATCTAACCAATTCTAACTCACTTCCGCTTATATCTAATCTACAAATATTCCCTCCTCCGCCACCTGAATCGGTAGCATCTAAGAGTAAGATTATACCTACTAAAAACAAATTTAGTTATGGTCATATAATACCAATGGAATTGATTAATAAGATTCTTCTTATGAGAGAACCACATCCAATAGCAAAGTTGATTAAGGAAAGAAATTATAATGTTTGTTATATTGAATGGCGCAATAAGAATACTGGTTTTATAAGTCGTGGTCAATTAATCATGTTAGATAATTCAAAAAAATATAGGGGTCTTAAATATTGGCAAGGTCATATTAAGGATATAAACAAAGAATATCCACACATACATCATAAACTGGTATTCCCTTTTATTTAAAAATAAAAAAGAAAATACAAAAGAAAAAAGCAGAACAAAAAAGGCAAATTTAAATCATATTTTTAAAATCATATTTTTTATTTTAAATAAAATTGAATTAATATTTAAAATTATATCTTATTATAATACAGTAATATCATTCAATCACAGCAAACATTTATGTTTTTCCCAGTTAAGTTCTGTGGAGTTTGGACGTTGATTATAAGCGGTGACCCAAGAGTTCCTATAAATTCTCAATTATATGTTGATTATAATGATATAACACTATCAACCAATTATGACTTTGGACCTATTAAATATACTAATCAAAATCACGGAGTAATATGTAAATTCAAGAATATAAAAAGAGAATTTGTATGTACTGATGCTATATGTAATACGAACATTGTACCCGAAATAGAGAATTACGAAACAAACTTCTATAACAATAATTATAATAATTATTATAGTATTAACAATAACGATAACGATAACAATTATGAGTATGATGTTCCAAATAAAATGTATGATATGAATGATAATAAATATAATGCAAATTTTATTATTAAAAAAGACAGATATGTCAAAGTAAATACCCGGGTTTTCCCGCCAATAGAACTATACTATCCGAGAACAAAAATGAAAGGTATTAGGTTATTGTGCGAGTTAGATAAACAAGAACATTGGTTAACAGTTAAGTCAAAAGGACATGAATACATATTTAGGAAATCATCTTGTAATTCAAATACTGAAGATTTTCCAGCATTTCATAAGATGTTGATAACGCAACTTGCATTTACCGAACTAATAAATCATTTTGTAAATTACTTAAAAATATGATTGATAAAACCATCATTCATAAAACTATCATTATAGTTGTCTATATATAATAAATAGTATATATATACAATAAATTACAATTAAATATGAAATTATATCCACAGCAGAAACCATATTATACTTTTTTATTTGAAGTTGATAAATGTTGTAATGGAACACCTATTAAAATATTTGTTTCATGTTATGGAAATCCAAAAGGTTATCCTGTAGTTTATTTACACGGCGGACCTGGACACCATTCCAGTAAAGAAATCGCGCGTTTATATAATTTAAAAAAATATAACCTAATTATGTTTGATCAAAGAGGGTGTGGTAAATCTACTCCAAAAGCGTTAACTGAAAATGGTAAAAATACCACGCACACAAGTATATCAGATATGGAAAAAATAAGAAAGGAAATATGTAAAACCGATAAATGGTTGGTTACTGGTGGAAGTTGGGGAACTTGTTTAGCTATGTTTTATGCGCAATATCATCCAAAACAAACAAGTGGTTTAATATTACGCGGATTCGTAGATTTATCTACAGAACGTGAATTAGACAGCGAAACTTATAAGGCTTTATATCCAGACATATTAGATAATCTATTTTCATCAGTTAGATTAGATTATAAAAAATCTTCTGAAAAAAATATGGCCAAAAGATTATCTTTAAAGTTGAATCGTGGATTTGGAAAGTTAAATAAGTGTGGAGAAAATAAAAACAATAAAACACGGCGTAAAATAAAGAACATCCCTAAATCAGTTATAAATTCTTTGAAATTATTTGATTATGATTATAGTCATTCAATATTATCACCCAAAGAACAGAATAGATTAAATAAAAAGAATAAAAAGGATACTATTTACGATTCTTATTATAGTAATAGAATATACCTTCATTATATATTAAATAATTTTTTTGTAAAACCAAAACAACTGATTAAAAAGATAAATATTGATAAAATCAAAAATATTCCGACTATTTTTGTTCATGGTAGATTTGATGTAATATGTCCCTTGAAAATGGCTTACGAAATGCATAAACAATTAAATAATAGCGAATTAGTAATAGTTACTGGAGGTCATAGTAGCACTGAAAAAGAAATTGGAGAGGCATTGGTTGATGCTTCAAATAAAATGTTAAATAAATTACTTAAAAATATAACGTAACAAAATAACATATAACAGAAATATTTATATGTTATTTAATTTATTTAATTTATTTAATTTATTTAATTTATTTAATTTTAAACGTGGATTGTGGAGTACCTTTTTTTTAGTTAATTTTGTATATGTTGAAGGTTTTAAGAGTGAGCCTTGGCAAAAAAATTCGTGGAGAAATAAACCTACATTACAGCAACCGAAATACGATAATTTAAATGAACTGGTCGAGGTAGAGCAAGTTTTGGGAAATTCAGTCCCACTTGTTATTGCAGACGAAATAACTGCTCTTAAAAATGATTTGAAGTTGGTTGGTGAAGGGGAAAAGTTTCTATTTATGGGCGGTGATTGTGCCGAAACGTTTAGAGAGCATTCTGCTGATAATATTATTAAAAACTTCCAATTATTTATGATTTCAACGATTTTATTAATGAATGGAACAGGTAAAGAGGTAGTTAAAATAGCAAGAATGGCTGGACAATTTTGTAAACCAAGAAGCAAAGATATAGAAACAGTAGATGGAACAGAATATATGGCATATAAAGGTGATATGATAAATCTAGAACCGTTAGATAAGAGAAAACCTAATCCATTTTTAATGCTAAGAGGTTATAATCAGTGTGTACAAACAATGAATTTACTTAGAATATTAAAACAAAGTTGTTTTTCAAACATAAATATATCAGAATGGGAAACAGAACTAGAAGACTCTATTTATAAGATGAGTTCTTTATCGGAATTAATAGATAAGTTAAAAGAAAATCTAAGATTCTTAGATGCATGTGGTATTAATAACAGTAATACACATTTAAATAATGTTGAATTGTATACTGGTCACGAAGGATTACTATTAAACTATGAAGAAGCGCTTACGCGAAAAGATAGATATACAAATAATTATTTTGATTGTTCGACACACTTTTTATGGATAGGTGAAAGAACTCGTAATCTTGATGGAGGACATATAGAATTTTTTAGAGGAATAGAAAATCCTATTGGTGTAAAAATATCGGATAAAATAGATAAGGATGAATTATTAAAAATGTTATTCATATTAAATCCTGATAATGAAATGGGCAGAATAACACTTATAACTCGAATGGGTAAAAAAATAAATGATAAACTGCCTGAGTTAATCGATATTATCAAAGAAAATAATAGAAAGGTTGTTTGGGTATGTGACCCAATGCATGCTAATGGTATAACAGAATATGGAAAAAAAACAAGAAATTTAGAGGATGTATCAGCTGAAATATCTGCTTTCCTCGGTATACATACTGAAAAAGGTACTGTTCCGGGCGGTATTCATTTAGAGATGACAGGTAAAGACGTAACAGAATGTTTAGGTGGTAAATATATAGAAGAACCTTCTGCTGATTT